CTTTAATCTTATCTATTCCCCCAGCATCCTCCAATGCTTGGTCAGGGCTTTTGGATCTTAAGTACTCGCTACCTAAGAATAACCACTGGACAACTGATCTGAATTGAGGGTCATCACTGCACTGTTCAACCTGTTGAATAGCACGTATCGCCAGTTGAGCTGGACTTAGAATCCTTCGTGTTTCGTAAGAGATCACACCCACTCCGGTTCTAACAATAGATCTGTAACCTACACAGATCCCTCCAACTTGGTAGGACAAAGAATGTCGTCTTTGCAGAAAGTCTATCTCTGTCTGGCTGTACAACGATTTATCCACACTGACTACCATATTCATTTTACCGTAGAGTTCTGAGTATATGGTAGGGTCAATCGATTCATCACTGAATCTTTTGGCCCCATCATCACCCAGATAGATGCCTTCAACGCTGCTACCTGTCAACACAGCGATTATTTCATCCATTAATATCTGCCCAAGGGTGTCAACCATATTAGTCATCCCCAGTCCAGATGCCACACCACCGTCTCTACCTGATAATATACCCTCGGGTGTAAGCAAGGCTACATTCAGGAAGAGGTATTCTAACCAGTCAATTTGAATATGATCTTCTCTCTTAAACCAGTAACGTATCAGTTCAAACACTCCATGTACAATTTGAGACGTCATGGAGGCATCATAATGATTCATGTCCGAGCTAATCCATCCTCTCTTCGGTCTCGAATTCAGCATACGAGTTATCTGAAGTGCTATAGCGGGAGGAGTAGTCCATGCCACGAACTTCTGGTGTCTAACCAGTGCTCGTAAAAGCGGCTGCTGTACCGACAGTTCTGCGATAATGGCTGCGTGCCCTGCCATCCACAAAGGACGCCATTTTGCTGGCTGACCTATTGGACCTGGTTGACTGCGCACACCCAAAACGCAAGGCCAGAGAAATCCTTGTTCCCAACCTCCACGTTGTAAAGCTTCCACGTCTTCTAGGTACTTTGGATAGTCATCCTTATTACTCGTAAAGTACGGTAAGCCCCAGTTCGTGCCCTTTGGCGAGTTATCAAACGCTGTACGCAAGCTACTTGCTTTCAGTGTACCGGGAGGGTGTATGGAAGCTACCCTTGCGAGGGCCGCCTGAAGAACAGCATCTGTGATTTCAAAATGCTTAGGTTCAAAGTACGCGTGAACCTTGTCCGCAACCTCATAATAAGGCTGAC